CAGGTGCCCTCCTCGCGCCAGCCCTCAGCCTTGAGCTGAGTGGCAGCCGACGGGGTGGACGTGGTGACGGTCTTGCCGTCGCGGGTGAAGGTGCGCTCGCGCATGCGTTTCTCCATGTGTGGGGGTGGTGACCTGAGCGCGACCCGGCCCCGTCCCCCCACAAGAAACGGGGCCGGGTCGCGCGTCTGTCAGGAGCCGGACTGCCCGGCGGCCGGGAAGCCCTCGTCCTCCGGCACACGGCCGGGACCACCCAGGAAGTGCCGGACGGCGGAGCCGGCGTCGGCGTCCTGGAAGGCGGTGTAGGTGATCTGGTACGCGACCGGGGTGTCGGCGTCGGCCCACACCTGCTCCGTCACTTCCGTCACCTTGGCGCGCAGGAACAGCTGCCCGCGGTAGTACTCGCCACCGCTGGCGGTGTCGCGAGCGATCACGAGCACCCGGCGGTACGGGTACGGAGGCAAAGGTGCTTCGTCGAAGACCGACTCGCCACCGGTGGCGGTGTCGACACCGGACAGGCTCTGCCCGATGTACTCCTCCAGCACGATGCGGTTGGTCTCGAACGCGGTGACGGTCATGCGCTTGGTGGAGCGCCGGATGTCGGACCGGATCGGCTCCGAGCCACCCCAGCCGTAGATCTCGGAGACCTCGGTCTCGCGAGCCCAGGAGACGCCGTCCTCGGAGATCCACCCGAACGGCTCGAAGCCGGCCGGGATGGCGAGCAGGGCGCCGCTGGTGTCGGTGATGGCGTTGGGTGCCGCAGTGGCCATGGGGGCGACGAAGACGGCGCCTGCCATGCCCTTGCGGACGAGGTCGTTGTTCCGCGTGTTGATGTCGTCGAACAGAGGCATGACGACGGGTCCCTTCTGACGGGGCGGTGAAGCCCCGCTGAGGGCGGGGCGGATGTGGTGTGGGGGGAGATCAGCGACGGGTGGTGATCACGTACGTCGCGGTGAGGTAGCGCAACGTGTCGTCGGACCACGGCACCTCGAACGGGGAGGCCTCGACGTCGCAGCGGTCGAGGCGTCCGGCGTTGGTGATGTGCGGGTAAGCCAGCAGGCGCTGCCGAATGGCTTCGGCGAGCTCGGCGGCCTGGAGGTAGGTGCGGGCGTAGACGTCGACCGACATCCGGGGGTAGTCGGTGATCTTGTCGTTGGTCCCGCCGACCTTCCGGACGCGGATCACCGGCATGTCCTTCTGGAAGTCCTCGTAGAGGCGGGGGCCGACAACCGGGGTGTCGACGAGGTCGCCGAGCAGCTCCATCAGGATGATGTGCGGGTCCGGCCACGGAGTGAAGTTCGTCATCCGAACTTCGTCCTCTCGATGCGGTCGATGGTCCGGCCGAGGATGTGGTGGTTCCAGCGCCACTCGACGTCGGCGGCGTGCTCGGAGTCGTTGATCAGCCGGGCAGCAGCGCGGTAGGTGATATGGCCGGCGTCGTCTTCCATGCGGAGGATGTGGCCGCCCTCGACTCGGAAGGAGTCGCGGTAGTCGCCGGTGTGCCGCGGGCTGATGTCCTGCGCATAGCGCATGCCCTCACGAGCGAAGTCGTAGACCATGTTCATCATCTCGGGGCCACGCAGCAGCTGGCCGGTGCCGACGTGGTCCATGACGTAGCGAGCTGCTGCCATGGGTCACCTCGGTTCAGTTGTGCGGAGCTGTTTCAGGCGAGTACTGTTCGTCTCGCCCTTTCTGGGGTGGGGCCCCCAGGTACACGCGACCAAGCGAGTTCCACTGCTGCCTGGGGGCCCGTCAGCCGGTGGCGCGTTCCAGGGCCAGTTGGAGACCGACTTCGATCTGCGTCCACGGGGACTGCCAGCGCCCGGCCTCGCCGCGGACCTGCCACACCACGGAGGTGCCGTCGTCGTCGACGATCTTGTCGATGACGACCTGGTCGGATGGGTGGATGTCAGCCCCGTACGGCGCGAACAGCCAGTAGCCGGTGACGACGGTCTCGGTGAGGTTGGTGTCCTCGTCCTCCGACCTGGGCGCCCAGGCACAGCCTTCGACGGTGTGCTCGGGCACCGGCAGGATCGGGTCACCGAAGCGGTCGAGAGCAGGCCGACGCACCGTCACGGGACCCATGACGGGCGGGAAGGTCATGGGATGAACTCCGCGTCCCAGCGCCGACGGAACGGCGCTCCAGCGGGCAGGGTGTCGATCTGGAAGGCGCTGCCCTCGCTGCCGCCCAGGAGTTCGCGTCGTTCGGCGGACGTGAGGTAGATCGAGCCGGGCTCGTCGCCGCCGTGGGTGTAGCCACGGGTGAACGGCCCGGTGGTCTCCTGCATCTGCCGGTAACCCTCGGGGTTGCGGAGGTGCCGGATGACCATCCGGGCCACGATCTTCTGGAGTCGTTCGAGCGGGATCCGGCCGTCGGCCAGCCGCTCGGCGAGGTCGGGGACGGCCGCAAGGATGGTGTCCTCGGCGTCGTCGATGAAGGTCTCGATGACGCTCTCGGCGGGCAGCGTCCCCTCGCCGATCCATCGGTCGGTGACGGCGCTGGGGGGCGTGTAGGCCATGGCCGCCTCCGAGGTCAGTCGAGCGCGTCGATGATGTCGGCCTTCGTCATGTCGTCAGTGACCTCAAGGCCCTGCGACGTGGCGTAGTCGGCCCAGGCGGTCCGGCCGGAGCCGGGGCCCTTGAGCGGGGGCCGCTCCGGATCCTCCGTGTCGGAGGGGGACTGGTCGTCCCCCTCCTCCACGAGGTAGTCCGGGATCTGGCCCTCCGCCCACTCAGGGACGTCCGATCCCTTCGCCAGCAGCTCCAGTCGGGAGTTGCGGCGCAGGTAGACGCTCTTGCGCAGGCGGCGGGTCATCACGGGTTGTCCAGCACCTGAGCGGCGAAGGACAGCTCCGCGTTGGCGAGCACCGGCAGACCGATGGCGTCGGAGATGATCTCGACACCCATCGGGGGCTTCTCGTGCCGCCACACACCGGCCACGATGCCCGGCTGCTCCGCCGGCTGGATGCCCCAGTCGCTGACCGTCGAGGTCAGCGTGCGGCCCCAGAAGGTGGCACCGAGGTCGGTGCCCTGCCAGTCGTCCGGGCCGACGGCAGCGGGGAGCATGTAGAGCGTGTGGTCGGGCAGGATCCGCGTCATCACGCCGTTGACGGACACCCGGCGGTCGTAGATGACGATCGGCGGCAGGCCAGCGCCGGAGACCAGGTCGCGGACCTGCTCGTCGTTGGCGCGCCGCTCGGCCCCACCGATGAGGGTGGTGCGGAACACGGCCTGGGTGGCCATCGCGCGGAAAACCCGGCGCGGCATGAGGATGCTGCCCGGCAGGGTGCCGGTGGCGTCCTCGTAGGCCTCCTGCCACGTGTGCAGGTCGTCGAGCGCGTCGGCACCGACGGCGTCCCAGTCGATCGTGGCGGACACCTCGTTGCCCGGCGGGCGACCAAAGTCGTCGTCGGTCTTGAAGTTGTCATGATCGATCGTGGCCTTGCCCGTGCTGATGACGATGCCGCGCAGACGCTCCAGCGCGTCCGAGACCGACCGGACCGCCCAGCGGGTCTCCCCCTGGATGGTCAGCAGTGCCTCCTCGGCGGTGAGGTTGCCACCGCGAGCGCGCAGCTGCTCGTACTCCGTGACGGGGCGCATCTCGCCCAGCGCCGGCAGCTCGATGCTGACGCGCTGGTTCGGGAGGCGCTTGCCGACCTCGGGCTCGGCGTCGTACGCGCGGAACTTCGCGGTGTCGACGAGACCGGTGCGGCCCTTGACGAACCGGACGACGACGTCCGGGACGGGGCGGTTCGGGAGCCACCGGTTGAGGGAGCCCTGGCGGGCCTCGTAGTCGGCCAGCGACTCGCGGGCGTAGCCCGTGAGGGTGGCCGGATCGATGAGATCAGTCCACAGGGGCATCAGGAACCCTCCCCCAGGATGTAGACGAAGGTCGTCTTGTCGTTGGTGGCCGTCGGGACGACGAACGCGACCGGCAGGAGCTGGATGCGGACGCGGCCGTGGTCGAGCAGCGGGGCCGGGATGTCAGCGGTGCCCACGACCCTTTGGTCGGTGAGCAGGAAGCCGCTGAAGATGCCGGTGCCGCTGTACGGCCCGTAGAGGTTGGTGGAGAGCCGCTGGAGCGGCTGCCCGGAGCGGATGTGACCGTCCGGGTAGTGAGTGCCTTCGGTGAACGCGGACAGGTCCAGCGTCACGGTCTGTGCGTTCCAGAGACCGTGGGCGGAACCCAGCCACGACATATCACCGGCACCCCACGTCTCCGTCTGGTAACGGGGCATGGGTGTTCCCTTTCAGGGGAGGTCAGTTCTGGGCTTGCAGCTCGGCCGACGGCCGGTGCTTCTCGCGCTCGGAGCGGTACATCTCGCGGCCGGCGTTGACGGACCCCGCCTTGGGCGTGGTGTCGCCGGTGCCGGACTGCGGGATGTAGAGGCCGTTGCGCGGCACCTGGTCCTGCTGCTGGCCCTTGAAGGCGGCGAGCAGTTCGTCGGCGGACTTGGCCAGCTCATCCTTGGTCGAGCCGGTCAGCCACTTCGCCTGGTCGGCGGTGAGCTTCTTCTCGTTGGCCACCTCGGCGCGGAACCGTGCGGTCTGCTCCTCGGCAAGGCGCTTCTCGAAGTCCGTGACACGCTCGGTGAGCTTGTCGACGTCAGTCGGGCCAGCCTGAGGGTCGGCACCGAGGGCGGCGGCCAGCTTCTCCAGCGGAGTGAGCTTGTCCAGCCGGTCCTTGAGGGCCTTGTTCTCCTCGGCTGCCTTCTCGGCGGCCTTCGAGTTCTCCTTGGCCCGGTCCTCCCACTTGCGAGACCACGCCTTCCACTCGGACTCGTTCGCCCCCTGTGCAGGGGGCTTGTCAGGGTCCTTGGCGTTGCCGGTGCCGTCGGCCGGGGCGTCCGTCGACGACTTGCCGCCACCGCCGCCGGCGCCCTCGTCACCCTCCAGGGGAAGGTGATTCAGCCAGCCGGGGATGCCGTAGCGCGGGTGGGTGTTGAGCCGGGTCATGAAGGTTCCTCCCGTGCGGGAATCAGTGAGGTCGGCCGTGCGGCCGGAAGAGGGGGTGTCGCCCAGGGGCGGATTCGAACCGCTGCCCCCGAAAGGGCCCTGGTGTCCTGCGACCAGCCCAGCCACTCCTGAGCGCGTGGTGAGCGCGCCTATAGCTGGGACTCCGCCAGGCGACAGGTCAGTAGCGGACCCCTTCGGCGAAGGGGTTCTCGCGGAGGTAGGCGGCGAACTGGCTGAGGCTGCTGGCGCCGGAATCGGCCCAGACGCTCTCCAGTCGCTGCGTGATGTCGGGTAGCTGGTCCTCGTTGTCCTCGCGGACCTCGCGGGGCAGACAACGGCAGTTGTCGTGGTACGACAGGCCAGCAGGGCGGCCACTGCGAGCCGTCGACCGCCCGGTGGTGAGTTCGGCCGTCGCCTCGCTGATGTAGACGGCTCCGCGGGAGCCGAGCATCAGGCAGAAGGCGCAGGCGTCGGGCCGGGGCACCCGCGCGAAGCGGGTGCCGGCGCGGGCGATGTTGTCGGTGATGGTGTCGCGCGAGGCCTGCCACACCAGCCGCTGGGTGGCCCCGGACAGTTGTGACTCGACCCGCTCCAGGTCGCGCTCGGCGAGCGGGCGGAGTGCCCACTGGAGCGCCCCTTCGACCTGCTCGGGCAGGATCAGCTCGTCCGGGATGATCGGCGGGGCGTCGAAGCCGCGGGCGGTGGCCCGGTCAAGCGCGAGGTAGTCGACCGCCTCCTGGGCGGCCTGCTCGCCGAAGCGGATGACGATCTCCAGGAAGACCTCACGGAGCGCGTCGTAGGCCGCTCGCGGGTCCAGCAGCTGCGCGTTGGAGAGGTTGTTGACAGCCGCGAGGACCATGTCGATGGCGAGCAGCCGCAGGGCGTTGAGGTTCTCCTGGAGGTCGTCGATCGCAGTCATCAGCGACCCGGCCCGATGGCGCGCGGCTGCGGCGTCTGGCCGTTACGCGTGCCGCGGGCGGGAGTCGCCTGGGGGTTCTCCAGCTGCTGCTGGCGTGCGCCGAGCTGCTGAGCCCGCGGGGAGGCCCCGGAGGCGGCCTGGAGGAGCATTTCGCGCTGCATGCGCCGCTGCTCGGCCTCTTCCTCCAGCTTGAGCCGGTCGATGGTCGGCTGGTCGAGCCCGAGCTGCTCCCAGGTGATCTCCGAGCGGGGCAGAAACACACCGGTGGACACCAGCGACATGACGGACTGGGCGGCGGCCTGGCGGGTCGGGGTGGCCGGGTTGCCCCAGCGGGCCTTGAGCAGCCGGAGTTCCTCGGGGATCTCGCTGCTGCCGTCGCGCAGCATGATGGCCAGCTGTGCGGCGTGGACCCACCCGGCGCCGAAGGAGACGTGGTCGCGCTCGGCGACCTTGTTCAGGTCGGCCTCGCCGGCGTTGATGGCGTCGGCGGAGGCGGGGTTGTCGTGGATGATGCCCAGGTACGACACCGGGATCGAGGTCTCGCCGGCGAACATGGTGGCGATCTCGCGCAGGTGCTCGATGTTGGGCTGCATCGTCATCTGCGGGAACTGGCCGACGGCGGTCGGGTGCGGCTGCACGCCGGTCTCTTCGTCGACCTCGCCGTGCGGGACGGCCCAGATGCGGCCCAGGACAGTCTCCCAGCCGGTCTTGATCTTGCCGTCCTTGTCGGCGAAGGCGTTCTCGTCGACGCCGATGGCATACCGCTGCGGGCTGGAGTAGAACTCCGCACTCACCTCGGTGCGCATGACCGTGCGCACACCCATGTCCGTCCACGACATCACCGGGCGGGTGATGCGGCTCATGCCGAACTTCCGCTCGATGAACGGCCGGTGGATGATCGGCGCGCAGAGGACGCGGCCGGTCGGGTTCTCACGGCGGTCCACCTGCCACGCGCCGTTCTGGTCGCGCTCCATGACGAGCACGCGGTCGGGCAGGTAGAGGATCTCCGTCAGGGCGTTCTCGGGGCCCTCGACGACCTCCAGGGCGGCGTCGAGCCGGCGGGCGCGGCGGTTGTAGATGGCGGTGGCCTGCCGGGCGGACCGGATCGAGTAGATGACCTCCGGCTCGCCCGCGCTGGTGTCACCGGCGGTGACGAACACGAAGCTGGTGCCGTGGATCAGCGCGCTGACGTGTGCCTGGGAGCGCTCGAGCTCCATGCGGTTGTCGGCATCGATGTTGGACAGGTCGTCGAGTAGCGACGACTCCTCCGGGAGCACGAAGTCCTCGAAGTTCAGTCGCTGTTCGAGCACGTCCACGGTCTTGGCGGGCCACCCGATGACCGTCTCGACATCACGGAGCTCCGCCGGGATGGAGATCCCGAACTTCTCCAGCCGGCGCTTGCCGTCGTAGTAGGCCGAGCGGAGGGCGTTGCGCTTCTCCTTCTCAGCCAGCTGGTTGCGGAGTTCGTTGCGGGCCTTGGTCTCTTCCTCGCGGAGCTGAGGACTGACGAGTGCGGGAGCGACAGCCACGGACCACTCCCATCAGCTCAGGACGATGACCTTCTGCGGCTTCTTCTTGGCGCGGCCGATGCCCATGGCGATGGCCTGGAGACGCCCCTGCCAGGCGAGGACCATGGCGTAGGCGGAGTCGATCTTGTTGGGGCTGTCCGGGTAGGACTTGTAGAGCAGGTAGCCCTGCGGGACCGTCCGCTTGCGGGCGTTCAGGACATGCCTCATGAGCACCGGGTGACCGTCGTGAGTCATCTCGCCGTTCTCGACGGCGTCCCTGGTGCGCTTCACCCACTCGACCATCCGGACGTCCCGGCCGCGAGGCCACGCCTGAATCGGGTGCTGGTGCTGGCCATTGACGCGCAGGCGCTTGCCGAACTGGGCCTCCCACGTGGCGACGTGGCCGGTCCAACCGTGCGGGTCGGCGAGGAAGCCGACCACCCGGTACTCCTTGAAGGCCCAGCGGACCATCGCGTCGACCTCGTGGGTCGGGGGCTCCCAGGCGTCCTGGGCCTTGCGCTTGACGATCTCGGGGGGTTCCCAGATGCCGAGCGTGAAGACGTGGCCGTCCTTCACCCGGCAGCCGATGAGCGCAGTGGCGTCGGCCCGGCCACGCTCCCGCCCGCGGGAGCCGTCGAAGCCCATCGTGATGGTCTCGCCGGGGGCGATCGGAGGCACGTTCAGCCCGAGCTGCGGGTTACTGGCGTCGAGGGCGTTCCACTCGACCGCCGACACCCACTGGTCGCTCGCGTGGGTGATCTGGTTGAGGTAGTCCGACCGGGCCACCTGTACGTCAGTGGCGGGGTCCCAGATGCGGTTCACCTGGGCTTCGAGGTCGACGTGGCCGGGCGGGCAGGCGGGCTCGTGCAGCACGCACCCGTCCGGGTGGCCAGAGGAGTCCCCGTAGACGTAGCGCAGGCCCTTGATGAGCGAGTCGTGGTCGCTCATGTCGGTGTCGGCCGGCGCCTCGCGGTGGTCGTACAGCAGGCCGATCAGGCGGGCGCGGCCCTCGTCGATGGCCGACATCCAGCCAGCGGTCTCCTCGGCGACGGACTCCTCGCCGGGGATGAACGCGTTCGGAGCCTCGACGGTCCGGCCACCGTTCTTCGACGAGTTCGTGCGCAAGTTCTGCGCCAGCATGGGTCCGTTGTTCGACGGGACCCACTCTTCGGTCTGGTCGAGGGTGCTGAACACCGCCGGCGCGCCCTTGATCGAGCGGGCCGACGCCGTCACCTGCTGGATCCGGCCCTTCTTCGGGAGGGCCACGAACGAGTCCATCGGGTCGAGGTCCGGGAACTCGTCGAGGATGGGACCCTCGCGGATCATCTCCAGCAGCGGCTGCCAGGTGTTGCGGGTCTGCATCTCCGACACGGCGGCGATGTGGACGATGGGGGTGCGCACGGTGCGCCACGGGCGGCCTACCGGCTGCCCGTTGGCGTCCCAGCCGTCGAAGAGGACGTCGCCGAGGGCCTCCACGCACGCCAGCGCGGCCAGGACCGGGGACTTGCCCCAGCCACGCGGGCGTCCGAGCAGGCCCCGGTCGTAGCGGAACCGGCCGGTCTCGGGGTTGATCTCGTAGAAGCGGAGGACGAAGTCTTCCTGCTCGCGGTACAGCACGAACGGCGAGTACTCGGCCCGTCCGGGAGACGCGAGCATCTCCGTCATCCAGTCGATCACGTACCAGCCGAGCGTCGGGACCTCACCGGGTGCGCTGGGCTTCCACGGCATCAGCCGGCCTCGGTCAGCGGGCCACGGCGCTTCCGCGACTCCGACATGTCCTTCTTGCGGTCCCGCTTGTCCTGGGCCTCGTCGCGCTCGGCGAACTGGATCTTGAGGCGGGCGCGGTCCTCCGGGGTGGCCCCGAACTTCGCCACCCGCAGCCGCAGCTCGGCGGCGACCTTGATGTCGCCGTTCCAGTAGCGGGCGTGCAGGAGGGCGGTGTCCAGGAGGTACTCCCAGTCGGAGTCGGTGAACTCGGCCGCCAGCGGGTTCTCGGCCCACATCCGCCACCACTGCCGGGTGCGCTCCGGCCAGAACCACTCCTGCGTCACGAAGACGCCGTCGATCTTGACCTGAAAGTCAAACTCAGGCAATTCCGGCTGTCGCACCGGCTGGGCCACCACCAGGCGCACCGGCGACGAGTCACGACGGAATCGAGTCTGCCGACTTGGGTCATTTCCGAGCGGTCCGCGGCTTCCCATGGTCCATTTCCTCCCGTGCGGGCGGTTGACCGGCCCGTGCGGGCCTGATCAGGGCGTTCGTGGCGACATCGTCGCTGTTCAGCGGCATGTCGATCTTGTTCTGTCCGGTATGACACGGTTTGCGAC